GGCTGCCGCCAGGGCTGCCGCCAGGGCTGCCGCCGCGAAAAAATACCGCCATTATTTCGTCACGCCGGCCAGCGACGGAGAAGCTTCCTAACCATGGAAACCACCGTCCTCGAAATCGTCGCGCCGGCCTTCGAGCTGGACAAGATCAGCGCCCAGGCTGAAGCCCTGGCCCGCCGCGATCACCTTCTGACGCTTGCCCGCAAGGGCACAGCGATCACGTCCCCGGACCAAGCCCAGCGTGCCGCCACGTTCCTGAAAGACCTGGCGAACTTCACGCGCACCATCGAAGAGACGCGCAACGCCGTGAAGGCGCCTATCCTGGACGCCGGCCGGAAGATCGATTCCATCGCGCGCACTCTCACCGCCGACCTGGAAGCCGAGGCGAAGCGGATCGGCGGACTCCTGGCATCCTTCCAGGCCGAACAGAAGCGCAAGGAAGAGGAAGCCCGGCGCCTGGCGTGGCAGGAACAGGAACGCATCCGTCTCGACGCCGAACGGAAAGAGCGTGAAGCACGCGAGAAGGCCGAAGCCAAAGAGCGCGAGCGCCAGCGCAAAGCGCGCGAAGAGCAGGACAAGCTACGCGCCGCCGCTGATCGTGTCTGTTCCGAGGAAGGCCGCGCCAAGCGCGAGCAAGAGCTGAAGGAAGCCCAGGAACGCGCCGAGCGTGAACGCATCGAACGCGAAGACCGCGAGCGCCAGGAGGCAGAAAAACGCCGCCAGGACGCCGCCGACGCGTCCGCCAAAGCAGCCAGCGCCGTCGTCCCTGTCGCCAAGAAGATCGAAGGCGTCGCCGTTGGCTCTGAACTGAAGTTCGAGGTGACGGACATCGAAGCCCTTCGCGAAGCCCACCCGATGTTCGTGCTTCTGTCGCCGAACAACGCCGCGATCAAGGCCGCGCTGAAGACGATGGCCGAAGGCAAGTCCCTCCCTGGCGTCCGCCACTGGCGCGAAGCCAAAACCGTCGTCCGCTGAACCATGAAAAACGTCCGAATCGAAATCATCGTGACGGCCTTCGTCCACGTCGGCGAAGGCATCACCGAAGCGTTGCCGCCTGAAGGCGTGCCGCTTCACGTCGAAGAATTCGAGATGCGCCGCGTCGTGTCGCTGAACGATTCCTTCACCGCGCCCAACGAGTCCGGCAATCTTTATGCCACCGTAAAGGCCGGCGCCGTTTCCATGCTCGCCGGCATGGCTGGCGTTCTCCCTGAGAAGCTGGGCCACGCCGCACGCAAATTTGCCGAATGAAAACTAAGATCACCGTCACCGTATCCGTCGAACGCGAGGGAAGCCCCGCCGAGACGTTCCAAGGAACCACGCCCGAATGCCTGACTCTCGACGCCGAGAAGAAGGTGTTCGCCGCCACCGTCACGACGCTGGAAGGCGTCCTGTCCCAAATGCACCGCCGTTACCTGCCGACCCCGCAAGAGGCAGCGGAGCACAATGCCACCCAACCCGATGCCTGAACCCATCCAGCCCAAACACGGCAACATGATCGGCGACTTGCCCCGCGTTCGCCTCTGTGGCGGTCCGTTCATCGACTCGCACACCATGGCGGACCTGAAGACCTGGCAGAGCCGTGGCACGTCCTACGGCGTCGCCATCGACCGCCTTGTGAAGTTCGCGCATCAGGCCGGCTTCGATCCGGTGACGGAAACCTTCGTGAAGCAGACGAAGACCCGGACACCGTTCCCGTTAGTTCCGAAAACGAAGAAGCGGACCGCTCCGAAGAGCTGATCCGCTTCCACGATTGGCCGAAGTGGTTTCCCACTCCGGATTCTCACTGACGCCAGCCGCTACAACTGTCCCCTGCACTAAAAACATCAATACGAAAGTAATATGCCTACGAAACTGATCACCATCGGCGAAATCCTGGAAATGTCTCCCGGCGACCGCCAAAACGCAGTCTGGATCAACGACGATTTCGAATGCGTCCTGTCCGACCCGAAACGCGGCCAGGGCAAAGCGCCGAACACCGCCATCCTCACCGACCCGCACAGCTCCGGGATCTGCATCCTCGGAAACTTCTTCGGAACCGACCCGTCGCGCTACGCCGGCAAGGTTGTCCACGTCTCCGGAAAAGGCATCAGCCGAACCGAATACAAGGGCACCCAGCAGATCACCATCGGCGACAAGGCCACGATTCAGATCGTCGGCGATGCCAAGCCGGGCCAGGCCGCAACGCCCGCCGCCGCGCAGAAGTCAGCCGGCATCCAGGGCGCCGAAGGCCAGGCCATCGGCAACGCCATCACGAACGCCTGTCAGTTGATCAAGTCCGCGTTCGAAGCCAACGAACAGGCGCCGCTCGATTACTTCCAATCGCAAGCGTTCTCGCGCGACCTGTTCACCACGGCCAGCGACATCCTTCGCATTTCCCGGCTGTTGAACACCGGCAAGCTGGCGGATACGGCGAAGGTCCGCAACGAAGACCCCCAGGACAAGGCCAAGCGGGAAGCTGAAGAGAAAGCCGCCGCCGAGAAGGCCGAAGCCGACCGCAAGGCGAAGGAGGAAGCCGAGAAGAAGGCCGCGAACCAGGGCACGCCCGGCGCCGGCAACGTGGACGAAGACGTTCCGTTCTGATCGCCACCATCCCGTAACCATCGACATCCACCCAACTCATCACCTTGAAAAAATCAGCGCACTGGTATCGGCCGGATGGCACTTCGTGCCACACCGTCCCCAACAAATCGAAGCCCGGCGAATCGCGTGCCACGTCCCTGACGGACGCGCGCAAGCTGGGCCTTCTCCCATCCGTCACGACTATCCTGGACATCCTGGACAAGCCGCAACTGACGGACTGGAAAATGGAACAGGTCACGAGCGAATTCCACCGCCGCATCGGAGTGATCGCGAATGGTCGCGAACACGCGGACATCGCCGTGGCCGTGCTCGACATCGCGCATCGCGCGTTTGACGAGCTTCACGCCGACATATGTGAACGCGCCTTCCAGCAGGTGGAAGACGCAGCGGACGCCGGCAAACTAATCCACCGCGCCGCCGAGCTTGTTCTGTCCGGCGATCTCTACAACGAAGACGAACAGGTGTTTCTTCCCGAGCTGAAGGAGCGGTTCCCGATGAAGACGTTCATCGAACCGATCCGCTCGTTCGTGCGTGAACACGACATCCACCCCACCGGCCACGAAGTCAAAGTGGTGAACCTGGTTCACGGATACGCCGGCACGGGAGACCTTCCCATGACGTGCAAACGTGGGATCGGATTCGGCGACTGGAAAACCCGAAAGACGAAGCCGGGCCGGCCAGTGAAGGCATACGACACCCAGCTAATGCAGATCGGAGCGTATCACGGCGGACACTATTCCATCGTGCCGCGTCCCGGCGATTTCGTCGCCGGTTTCAATCTGTTTATCAGCACGACGGAGCCGGGCCGGATTGAAGGCGTGTGGTATTCCAGCGAGGAAGTCGCCGCCGCTTACGAGGCGTTCACACACATGGCCGCGATCTGGCGCTTCCTGAAGGGTTACGATCCGCGTCCCCAGCGTGGCATCGGCATCACGGCGGACGTGCCGCCGCCGCCCGCCATCCGCGAGTCCGGCGCCAGCTACGCGTCTCGCCCCTACTAATTTCCGGTATCACGCCGGAACTCGAAACCGCAGATCAACTCATGAAAGTCACCAAAGTCATACGCGAAGAATCGGCCGTGGAATTCCACCATGAAGTCCAGGGCCACCAAGCCGTCGAAGAACGCAAGATCAGGGCGCACGAAGCGCCGCTGAAGAAATTCGACACCACCCTTCAGTCCCTGGCGGACGTTGTGGTGAACATCCTGGAACTGGGCCAAGCCTACCAGAAGGGCATCATCATCCTGGCCGTGTCGTTTTCCTACACGAAGAAAGGGACGCGCTCCGCGTCCATCGTCTTCAGCAAGGAACTCGACGCGACAGGTGGCGCCCATCGGATGACGACGCCCCTGTTCCAGTTTGACGATGCCGCTGAAGGCGAAGACGGACAGCGCCGGCAGTGTTCGAAGAAGCACGCCGAACTTCTTGGCGAAATGGTCGAAGCGACGGAGGCATATGCGAACGGCGAACGTCAGCAGCGCCTTCTTCCGCTCGATGACGGGAAAAGCGAAGGCGCCGAGCCAAAGGGTGGCGACACCCTGAAGTTCGAGGCGCCCGCAGCCGGCACGGACGGGGAAGGCGGAACGCCGCCCGCGTCCACCGACAAGAAACCGAAGAAGCCCAAGAAGAAGAAGTGAACCGCGCGGCCGGCGCGTTATCCGGCCAACTTTCCAGCTCATGCACGATGCGAAATCAGTCAAGGAACGGCTTCTGTCCAACGTGGAAAGCGTGTGCTTCTACCTCTTCCCGAAGGGCAAGGTGCGCGGCCACGAATTCCTGATCGGCTCGCCAGCCGGCGAAGAAGGTTCGTCCATGACGATCAACCTTCGCGGCGACAAGAAAGGCGTGTGGCGCGATCACGCGACCATGACGGACAAAGGCGACATCTTCGATCTGTGGTGCGCCGCCAAGGGCCAGACGTTCAAAGAAGCGTTCCCGGAGATTTGCCGCTACGCCGGCATTTCGAACATCGAACGCCCGAAGCCGAAGCCGCGCCCGCCGAAGCCTGAACTGGTGGACGTGCATCCCATGTCCGGCACGCCGGAACTGAAATACCTTCAGGAGAAGCGCGGCCTTCACCCGAACACGCTGAAGACCTACCGCGTTCGCACGCATCGCCGGCCGTCCGAGCACAACGAAAATTTCGTGTGCTTCCAATACACCGACAGCGAAGGCGAGCCGACCATGTTGAAGTCCACCGGGATCAAACCGACAAAGGAAGGGAAGAAGGACATCTGGACGACTCAGCCGTTTTATACGCTTTGGGGATGGTGGAACGTGAAGCCGTCCGACCGCGCGATCATCATCACGGAAGGCGAATACGATGCCATGTCCGTCCACCAGTTGGATCCTGGGATGCCCGTCCTGTCACTCCCGTCCGGCTGTTCGAACATGGACTGGATCGAAAACGATTACGACGCGCTGATGCGCCTGGAAAAAATCTACGTGATGACGGACCGCGACGAGCCGCATCCAAAGACCGGCCTTCGTCCTGGCGAGGAAGCCGCGCGCGTCATCTGCAAACGCCTGGGCCTGGCGCGATGCTATCGCCTGCTTCCACCGGAGCCGTTCAAGGACGCAAACGACGCGCTCGTGAATTCAGAGCCCGGCCAGTTGGAAGTGTCCGCCTGGATTGCCCGCGCGTTCTCCTACGACCCGCCGACGCTGCGCAGTGCCGGCGCCTTCCGCGAGGAAGTGAAGAACCGCCTACGTCGCGAGCGAAACGAGGATGCCGTGAACACCTTCGTCTTCCCGGACTTCCCGTTCCAGCTCCGCGACGGCGAATGTTCTCTGTGCCAAGGCTACCCAGGCCACGGGAAAAGCGAACTGACGTATCAGGTGTTTCTTCACGAGATGGCAAGCGGCCACAAAACTTGTGTCGGCAGCGCCGAGATCGGGCCGGACGAGATGATCGTGAACCTGGCGACTCAGTTCCTGGGTAAGAAACCAGACGAGCACGAAGTGGATCGCGCGATTGATTGGCTCGATGGACGCCTGTGGTTCTTCAGCAACAAGGACGACGAGATGAAGACCTGGGCGCCCGTGTTCGAGGATTTCCGTTACGCCGCCCAGCGGTTCGGATGCACGCGCTTTGTGATCGATTCGCTGATGTTCTTCGTCCGGAAAGACGACTACGAAGGCCAGGATCAGTTCGCCAAGGCGTGCCGCAACTTCACGCGTGCGAACACGGACGCGCACCTGTGGCTTCTCGCACACTCCGCGATCAAGAAGGGCGAGGATAAGATCCCGGCGATGTCCGACGTGCTCGGAAGCGCCGGCATCCTGGCGCCGTTCAACAACGTGCTGACGGTCTGGCGCAACGTGGAAAAGGAAGAGAAGACAAACATCGCCCGCGAGACGAACGACACGACGAAGATCGAAGAGCTGTCGAAGCTCCATGACGGCCTTCTTCTCGTGTGCAAACAGCGCCGCACCGGCAAGCGCCCCCGGACCAAACTCTGGTTCGACAATCCTTCGAAGTCCTTCCGGACAAAACAGGCGGACATCGTGCCGCCCGTTGCCGACACCGCTCCCACCCTCCCGCTCAAACAAGACGACGATCAACCGTTCTGACGCCCATGCCCGACACTCCTGACGCCACACCTCCCGCCCCGACGCCACCGCCTGGGCCCGTCAACACGCCCGAACAGGACGCTTGCCTGAACGACGTGCTGAACCTCCACACCGTCCTTTGCACCGGCAGCGCCGGCACGGGAAAGTCTCACCTTCTTCGCCAGATGCGTGACGGCTTCCGTGAGGCGATGCTTCGCCTGGGCGTTGTCGGCTCCACTGGCATCGCCGCCGTGAACGTCGGCGGTCTGACGCTCCACACCTGGGCCGGCCTGGCAATCGGCGATCAGGAAACCGGCGCTCAGGAGCCGACGAAGAACACCATCCACCGCATCCGCTTCAACTCGAACCGCCGCGCGTTCGAAAACATCACCGGCACGAATCACCTGGCGATTGATGAAATCTCGATGATCAGCGCCGACCTACTCGACCACGTTGACACCGTGTTCCGAGCGATCCGCGACACGGACAAGCCGTTCGGCGGAATGCAGCTCATCATGTTCGGCGACTTCCTTCAGCTCCCACCCGTGTCGAAGAACAACGTCAACCCGGCCGGCTTCGCCTTCCAGGCCAAGGTCTGGAAAGAATTGAACGTGCGCACGCGCGTCCTGACGCGCGTGTTCCGCCAGGCAGACCAGCCGTTCGCCGACGCGCTGAACGATGTGCGCGTGGCAAACATCACGCCGGCCGTGTCCGCCGTCCTGAATTCGTGCTACCGAAAAGCGGACCCTGACCCGACCACGCCGCCCGTCATTCTCACGACGCACAACAAGGACGCCGAGACGATCAACCTGTCCCGCCTCGCCGCCATCGAAGCCCAACAGATCGGCTTCCAGGCGGACGACGTTGGCACCGACCGCGCCATTCGGATTCTCGACAAATGCCTTATGCCGAAGTCGCTCGATTTGAAGGAAGGCGCCCGCGTCATGTGCTGCGCAAACATCGATCAGGAACGCGGGATCGTGAACGGCACCCTCGGCACCGTGATCGGCTTCCAGGGGAAATTCATTCGGATGCCGATTGTCCAATGGGCAAACGGCGTGAAGATGACGATGGAAGCATGGAAGTGGGTGATTTGTGAGAACGAGAAAGAGATCGGCAGTCGCACCCAGATTCCGATTCGCCTGGCCTGGGCCATCACGGTCCACAAAAGCCAGGGCCTGACGCTCGATAAGGTCGAAGTCCACCTGGGCAAAGCGTTCGAATACGGCCAGGCATACGTCGCGCTGTCTCGCGCGCGGACGAAGGAAGGTCTGTTCATCGCGTCCGGATCTCGCCGCGTGATCAAGGCACACCCGGCCGCGCTCAACTTCTACGAACAAGCCACCGCCGCGAAGGCACCCTGACCATGGGCAAACTGAAGCGCACCGTCAAAGTCCAGGAGATCGAAGGCGAGCCGTTGCGCTACCGCGTCGAATCCTGGGAAGACCCGCGCCTGTATCACGTCGTTGACCTGTCCGAGCTGGGCGGAAACGGCGAATGCGATTGTCGCGACTTCACCACTACATGCACCCGCAACCGGAAGGACAACGGCGGGAAGTGGGTTCACTACGGCGCCCCAGGCCAGCCCGATCCCGACCGAACCCAATGCCGGCACATATATTGCGCCCGCGTGAAGTTCACCGACACGACGCTTCGAGGCGTCGCCGCCACACTCCACCCGCAGAAAGAGCCGACATGAGCGAGCCCAGCAAATACGTCGGACAGATCGCCGCCTTCTACCCAAAACCCGGCGCCGTGATCGGATGCGTGCCTGTCGCCGGCAGCGTTCGCCACGTCGGCGCCGTCGTTGGCGCCAAGCCCAACGGCATCACGAAACGCGGAGCCATCCCGGACACGCTCCTGACCATTCGCGGGAAGAGCGGCCGCACCGTCACCGTCAGCATGGTCGAATCCTACACCCAACTTTTCCCGACGTGGCACGAAGCCGCGTCAGACACCAAATCATGATCGCTTCACCAACCAAACGCACGGGCGCCGGGTTTAACCGCGCCAGCTCGAAACAGGATTACGCCACCCCGCCCGAATTCATGGAAGCCGTAACCCGACGCTTCGGCCCGATCAATTTCGACCTCGCCGCGCACGCCGCGAACACCAAACACGCGAACTTCTTCAGCATCGCGGACGACTCGCTTCGCCAAGAGTGGCACAAGATTCCTGGCCTGCTTTGGCTGAACCCGCCCTTCGACAACATCGCGCCCTGGGCAAAGAAGTGCCGCGAGGAAGGCGCCCTGGGCGCGAAGATCCTTTTCCTCACGCCGGCCAGCGTTGGATCGAACTGGTTCGCTGATCACGTCCACGGCCAGGCCATCGTTGCCGCGCTTCAGGGCCGCATCGCGTTCAATCCGGCGAACCCGACCTGGGGCTACCCGAAGGATTGCATCCTTTCCGTCTTCGGCTTCGGCGTCGCCGGCTTCAACACTTGGAAATGGAAGCGCCCATGATCACCGCAGCCATCACCCTCGCCGTCCTGGCCGTCATCTTCTACGTTCTCGCTTGCCGTCTCACTGGCGACGAAGCCGAAGCCACCCCTTTCAACGCGCTGGCTTTTCTCTGTGCCATCATGGCCGGCATTCTCGTTTGCTTCACCACGATCTGGGCGATTCCTGGCGTCGTGTTCGTCGCTGGACTGATCGCGCTCTTTCTAGTCCGGCGCCGCCACCGCCCACTTGTCATCGCGGCCATCATTATCGGCCCGATCGTCGCTTACGTCGTGACCCTCGCCTACGTGAATCAAACCATCGTTCTCTTCTTCAAGTGAAACCGAAGTCCGACCCCGCCACCTGGCCCCGCCTGTCCGTCACCCTGCCCGCGTGCGTCAGCCCGCTCTTGTGCCAGAAATGCCAATCGTCCCACCGCGTTGCCACCTGGATCGAGCACGACGCGGCCGATCAACCCCAGCGCATCTTCGTCATTCTTTGCCGGCAATGCTCCGACACGATCATTGAACCGCACCCGCGCCTGTATGCCGAGGCGCCCGTGAACGCGCCTATCCCTGGCGTGATGGCGATCTGTCGCGATTGCATCCACCGCGCCGGAACGGAATGCCGTTGCCCGGCCGCAAAGTTCAACGGAGGCGAAGGCATTCAGGTGACAGCCGTGAAGCCGTTCGTCGTCCACATTGACGGACGCGATCAAAAGACGGGCAAGCGATTCGGCCGCTGGCTTCACGACTATTCCACGCCGCCGTCCGCTTGCACCGGGAGGAAGCCCGCGTGAAGCAGATTTCCGACCGGCGCCGGGCCCAGCTCGCGCTCTACTCCACCGCCCGCCGTGCGTTCCTGAAGGCGCACCCGGTTTGCCAGGTGGCGCGCTACCTCCCTGGCCTGAACCCAAAGGCGCGTTCCCGCGACATCCACCACACGGCCGGCCGCTACGGCGGGAACTACCTTCGAGAATCCACCTGGCTCGCCGTCTGTCGCGAAGCCCATGACTGGATTCACTCGCACCCAAAGGAAGCCCGCGCCAAAGGCTGGCTGGTATGACATTCGCCCAGCTCCGCGAACGCTTCCCCAAGGCATCACTCGGTTTCCTGGCCGCGAACGCCAGCGATGGCTTGCCCGCCGCCCTGGCGCCCAGGAAGCCAGAAGTCCCCCAGGTCCAGGTGAAGGGAGCCACCCCCGCCAAATCGAAAGGAAAGCGCGACGGCCGCGTTCCGCGCACCCGCAACGCCGCCACCTGGACGGAAGCCCAATACTGGCAGGCAATACGTTCGTGCCTTCGCCGCATGTCCCGCTTCTGGAAGCCGGCCGTCGCCGCGCTCCATGCCGCCCGCTTCCCGTGCAAAGGGCCGAATGGCCAGAAATGGGCCTACCTGTGCCACGACTGCAAAAAGCCGTTCCCCCGGAAACAGGTGCAAATCGACCACGTTGTTCCATGTGGAACACTCACCAGCTTCGAGCACGTCGGCGAATTCATCCGGCGCCTGACGCCTGAAGATGTCGGCGCCTACGCGATTCGATGCCTGGCGTGCCACGGCCAGAAGACAAACGCCGAGCGCATCAGCCGCTCTTCCGCATTTCCTTCCACTCCCGCAGCGCCTTGATCGCCCAATATGTGGCGTAGAACACGCCACCGATGAACGCCATGACGGCGATCAACAGGCCCATCATGATCGTTAGATGCTTCGCGATGTCCGCCCACAACACCAAGCCAGTGCCGCCCGACACGGCTCCCACCGTGTGCGCCACACCAGGCTTCACTTCGTCAGCAATGCGATTGAGGAAGTCGTTCATTTAGGGGGTAGGCACAGCGACGGAAGCCGCTGAAATTAGTTCTTCCGGCCGGATGGCCTTTTTTCGCTGTTTCACAATTCGTTTGTCCACCTCGTTCATCTTCCGCGACAGGTAGGCTTCTTTCAAAACCTTCCCCTGGGCCGGCGCATCCGCCGCGAACGACTCGATACCCGCCGCCATCCGCTTCACCATGCCCCACAGGACGGGAACCAAGCGAAGCAGCACGTAACCGAAGCCAGGCACGAAGATGCACGCCGCGATCACCCCGGCGAAGGCGAGCAATCCGGCCGGCCCGGCAAGATTGATCCCCGTGTCTTCCAGCGCGACGCCGGCATGTTTCCGTCCGAACGCCCGCCACTTGTCCAGTTGCGCGTCCTTCGCCTTCAGGCCCGCCGTCAGGGTGGCGATCGCGGCGTCCCTGTCCGCCGTCGTGACAGGCGTTGCCGGCTGTCCCAGGGACGAAGAAAGGCCCGTTGCCACCTGGTTCACATCCTGAACGGCCACGGCCGGATCTGCCACGGGTGGCGTCGTCCTGGCGACGATGTAAGCCGCCGCGCGCTTCTCCCCTTCCACTTGTGCGGCCGGCTTCACGCCATCGGCGCCGTCCACCTTCTTCTGAAGGACGCGCCACTGTGCCACCTGGCACCCAGAGACGAACACCGCCCAGGCAACGACAGCAACCAAGGCCAGCGCGGCAAACAAGCCGCGAAGCGCCACGCGTTGCGTCGTTGTCAGCGGAGTCTTCACGTCTTCTTCCGCTTCGTGTAAACCTGGATCACCTTCCCGCGATAATCGGCCGGCATCATGGTTTGCGTGCCGTTCTCATAGTGGCGATTCGCGATGCCATCCATCGCCCAGCCAGGCCCGCTTCGCGCCGCCGCCATGTGCGTCACCGGAGGCGAATCGGCCGGAAGCCAATTTGCCTGATACACGAGCAAATCGCCCGCCTTGATCGCCGTGAACGGAACGCCGAAGTCCACCACGATCCAATCCCCGCCAGTTAGAAACGGCTCCATGCTTCCGGTCGGAAGAACGTGGAACACACGCAACACCCCGGCGCCGTCGCGCGCGTACGCCTTCGCCGCAATTTCCGGCGAAGGTTGTTCCCACAAGATCAGCGAGCGGTCTGGCGCCTTCGGGCCACACCCCGCCAGGATGAAAGCCACCCCGAGGAACAGGACGGCGAGGAAGTTGAAGCGGAACGCTTTCATCATGGCATGTTTTGAAGGCCAATCGTGTCGGACATAAACGCGCCACCCAGCGCGCCGCCCGCATAACTCGGTTCCAGTTGCACGTAGCCGACAATAGCCAGCGAACGACGAACCCACGGCAGCTTCGAGCCGTTGCGTGAATTCGCTTCCGCGCCCTTCACGATGCTGGCGACAGCCGAGCTGCTCAGGCACAGTGCTACCTTCGCATACATGCCCGCCGCCGTGGTCAGTGCCCCTAAATTCCAAAGATCATCCGTGGACGCCTTGTTCACAATATTGCCTTCCGACGTGTGAATATAAACCTCCGCGTTCGTGCGCATATAGCCGGCAGTTGTGCCAGCCCCAACGCTCGCGGCCTTCAGGCAAGAAGTGCCGCGCGTCTGTGGGATCGTCTGCGTTGTGCTGAGAACGTTGCCCCATTCGTAGCAATATTCATCCGCGTAGAACATCAGATCCGCGTAACCGAGAGCCGTATTGTTGTAGATCCACACGGGAATAAACCCGGCGAGCGGGCCGGCCAGGTTGAAGGCCCGCGTGCCAGTGTTCGCCGTGTTGTTCAGCATGTTGTCACAGATGCGAAGCCCCACGCATCCGATCCCGATCTCGATGCCGCGCGGGCAATCCGTGATGACGTTGCCGCTCACTGTCCCACCGTCCACATCCACGGAAATCCCGTGATAGCCAGCCGTCGCCACGCCCTTGATCACATTGCCCACGCAAGTGACGTTCGTGCTCCCCGTAATTTCGATCCCGTTGCGAGTCGGAGTCTTCAGCACGTTCCCCGTGATGCTGATATTGTCCCCGAAGATATACATGCCAACGAACGCGCTTTCGATGGAGTTGTTCGCCACACTCCCATAGGTCGGACGGCCACCACCTTGCTCCGTCACCATGATTCCATAGGTGGCAGTAGAATAAACCAGGTTGTCCGAGATCGTGAATTGCGTGGACGCGCCCGAAAGCTTGATGCCGTTGCTTCCGTTCCCAGACACGCCGGGACCAACGATCCGGTTGCCACGAATGAAGACGCGATCCGTGTCCAACAGGTAAATGCCGTGCTCTCCGATGGCGTGATTGATCGTGCAGCTCTCGATTCGCACGCCTGTCGCGCGATACATGCTGATCCCGGTGATCGGCGTGCCCACAATGATGCAATCGCGCACGGTGATGTTCGAACAATAACCAGCCGCACCACCACTGTTCAAATCGATCACGCTGTTCCCAGCCGACCCAAGATCGAACGCGCCATCCGTCTCGAATCGCAATCCCTCGATCACCAGATTCGTTGTGCTTGGCGGGATCTCAATCGACTGAGATCGGATCGATGTCTGGTGAATGGTCGGATAACCCTCGCCCCGAATGTGGCAGTTGCTCACCGGATTCAGGTTGCCGACGATCTTATATTTGGAAACCGGCTTCGGAAAGATGACCACCTTCCCAGCGCCAGCATTGAGCGCCGCCTGAATCGCCGCCCTGTCGTCCGTCGTGTCGTCACCCTTCGCCCCGTAGGACATGACGTTCACGATGTCATTCGAAGCGAGCGGGAACCCGCCCGCTTTAACGCCGTCGTGAACCACGACAGTCTTCTTGTCCGTGTCCACCGTCAGCTCGCCGAGCTGGCCGATAAAAGTGGAGTGCTGAACCGTCGTTCCCCGACGCCGTTTGATTGCCGTGCTCATGTTGGTTTTTCCTTTTGAATTATGCGATTGATCCGTAATCGGCCACGTCTGTCACTGGATCGCCGACAGAGCCGTAATCCGTCACGTCCGAAAGTGCAGCCACCGGGTTCGCGATGACGATGGTGCGCACGTCGTCCAAGCCCAGCGACAGGTCCAGCGCACCGTCGTCATCGAAAGCCAGGATCTTGTCCGCGCGTGTGATGGCATTCGGCAGAACATTGCCGCTCCCGATCACCTCGCCCTCGCCGAAGCGAAGCGCGCGTTCCGCCAGTTCGAGAAACCGCTGGCCCAGCATCGTCAGCTTATCCAGCGCGCGTTCGTGCGTGCTCGCCGGGAAGCGATCATTCGGAGCGTAGTCCACCAACTGACTTGCAGGCACGTTGCGCAGAATTGTCAGCCGATCACCACCGGCCGATTCCAGGCCAGTAAGAACGCACGTTCCGCCCGCTTCAGCCCCGGCGCCAGTCAGAGAGTAACCCGTCGCCGACAGCGTAGTGTCCACGCCGTTACGCGTGCGAACGACCTTCACATGCGAGTTTTCCAGGAAGTAGAACGGGATCGCCAGCGACTGATCGCCGCTCGAAAGGGTGAATTGAACCTTCGCTGTGGTCGATGAGATCATGGGTCTTCAGTATTAGGTTGCCATCGGGAAATCCACTACGGAGTTACGCGACCGCGCTCCCGCTTCTCGCGTCGTTTTTCAACTTTCACGGCGCCACCACCGAACCACCAGTAAATCGGCGCCCCGAGGAACGGCAGCATCCGCCAGGATTCGAAGTTGCCAGGCTCGATTTCGTCACCTTCTCCGATGCGCTTGATCGCCTCTTTCAGATCGTCCAGCGGATAGACAATAAACGGCGCCGGTGGCGTCACCAGGAGCAAAGCCGCTTCCAGCGGATTCTTCTTCTCCCGGAATTGCCACAGGTTCCAGCGGTTCACGCCGAGCAGCTTAAACATATTGTCGAACGCCAGATCCCCAATTTGCGGATCGCGTCCCATCACCCAGTCCTTCAGCCAGTCCACCGGGAGCCCGATCAGATAGAGCAGCGCCGCCATGTGGATCAGGTTGCGGAACCCGACCGCCTTCTGTTTCGCGTTGCCGTTAACGATCAGGGTGATCGACTCGCGCCGGAAGGAATCAATCTGCTTCAGCGCAAAAGTTTTCAGCATGTAGAACACCCGGCCGTTCGGATGCCGAAGGTAGAATTCCGGCATCTCCGACATGCTCACCGGCTGATAGTCCGCCAGGATGGAATAGACGGCGAACATCGTGTCTTCCGTCTTCTGACCGCGCGCCAGCTCGCCAATCACGCGAGGCGCAATCGTCGGACCAAAGGACGCGTTGATCAGCGCGCGACTCTTCGCGCTCAACTTGCCGGCAGACGCTTCGCGTTCCAGTGCGCGAAACTTCGCATTCACCAGCGTCTCTTTCCCCACCATGTCCAGGTAGTGAATGCCGACCAATTTGAAGACGCGGTTCAGCGCCTTGTGCAGCGCGCCCATCTCCCGGAACTCTTCGGCCATCGTGTCCAGGGAAAGGTCTTTCCTTGTGATCTTCGACGTGCGCGTGACGGCGCTCCCGGCCGCGATCAGCGTGTCGAAGATTCCGTTCTCATACATGGAGAACGCCAGGTCCGTGAGCTGCGTCATCGCGCTCGTGATCTGGCCCATCGTGCCCATGTAACTCAGCGCCTTGAACGCGCGGATGAACGGCGAACTCGATTGCTGACTGAACCGCGCTTCCAGGACGGCGGACACTTCGGCCTGTTGCGCCCGCGTGATTTGCCCGCTGGCGATCATGTCTTCCACCAGCGCGCCGATTGAAGCCTCAACGGCGATCCGATTGCTCGAATACACGCCGCCCGTCGCCGACTGCATCGTGACGTGATACTTCCCGAAGAACCGCCGCTTCTCGATGGCACTGTTCAGGCTCTCAATATAGCCGACGAGCGCCTGAATACTGTCCGCGTAGAAACGATCCGCGTCCACGTCCACCACGTCCGTCTTCCGCGCCTTCAGGTTCGACGGCTTCGACTCAGGCGGACGGAACCCGCGAAGAACGCTGTTCACGATCTCGATCCGTTCGTCATGCGTCAGGGTGCGCCCTTGCGCCGCCGCCTTCGCCTGGGCATCGCGTAGCACTTCCTCAATCCGGCCGGCCTGGGGCTTGCCGTAATAGTGCATGAACAGCCCGTCCACGTCGTTCACCTTGCGCGGGAAGTAATCCGACACCTCGCCGAAATCGTAGCCGGCCGCTTTCGCTTTGTCCTTCGTCGCTTCGAGCACGGCCTGAACCTTGGCGAAGTCCGCCGTCAGGTTGTAAGCCGCCAGCATCGTGTCCCGCGTGTCCGTGTCGCCGTTCTTCAGCGCCAAGTCTAAGATCGCCGCGTCGTCCGGCCGCATCTTTTCGAATCCACGAATGAAGCCTTCCACCTGGGCGAAGTCGCGTGTGATGGCGTTGCCCAGGTCGAACTCGAAACGCCGCAGACGTTGCGCCAGCGGCCGGCTGATGCGCGACAGACGTGAGCTGATCGGCATCGCCAGGCGCGCCGCGAGACTCGCCTGTGTCGAACGGCGAACGAGCGCCGCGCGCTTCGGCAATGGCACGCCACTGCGCAGCCGTGCCGTCAGTTGTGCCGTCGCCGCCAGCTTCTTCGCCCGAAGCGCCGACGCCTGGGCCTGAAGTGCCTGCGTCGCGTTCTGTGGCACGCCAGTAAGGGCGAACGTGATGTCTGGGTTTTCCTGATCGACTTCGGACGCGACCGGCGCCGCTTCGACGTTCCCCTGTTCCGCGCGAGCGTTCGCATTCTCTGACGTGATCGCAAAGGCATCGCCCGGCTTGCCGATGGCGCCCTTCATCCACGCTTCCAGTTCCGCGTCCAGCTTCCCGTCGCGCATCAGCTTCTTCATGCGGACAGCGCCACCCAGGAATTTCTTCAGTTGTTCGCCGAGCGTGCGCAGCCAGGCACCCCAGCCACCCGGCAGTTCGGTCTTCCGATTCGCCACGGCGTATTCCACGACGCGCTTCGAAAACCATTCGATGTTCGCCCGGTCCAGCTTATCGCCGTCCATGCCCGCCGCCGCATCGGCCTCGCCGTTCTGTTCGTGCCAGCGCATCCGCGCGTCATTCAGATCAGCCGGGACAAGATCGCGCGTCCGGTAGGCGCGTTGAATATACGCCTCGCTCACTTCTTCGATGGCCTTCGTCGGATCGGCTGACTGTGCCACTTCGACCACCATCTTGAACACGTCGCCGTCCTGGCGCGTCGTGGCGGACCCTTCCGGCGCCACATCGCCCAGCTTCAGATCCGCCGCCAGGCCGTTGATCGTCTTCGCCACTTCCAACGCATCGTCCGCCTGTTCCTGCGTCATCTGTCCGGACGCCACGCGCTCTTCCAGCGTCGCGAGCTTCGCCGGCTGACTCGCCTCAAGCGTGTCGCCGTGCCGCGCCTGCATCTCCGCAAGCGTGTCCTGCGTCGCCTTCACCTTCACGGCTTCCCGCTTGAAGTTGTCCAGGAATGCGCGGTCTTCCTCTTTCGTCAGGTCCAGCGAAACGATCACGCCGTCTTCCATGCGCACGGCCGGCACGTCGTTGATCATGCCCACCGACATCCCGGCCACGTCCACGTCGTCCGCCTTCACGAAGAGCGACTGAAGCACGCGGTTGTTGTAGTCGGCTTGTGCCGCCTGATCGCCGTTCACCGCCGCGACGAGCATCCGGCCGGTTTCCTCATCCGGCGCCGTCGTCATCAGATCCCGGTCGGACTTCACCGCGCGCATCACGCGGAAGTCTTCCGGCGCCAGAGTCTGGCCGTCCCGCGTCGTCAGGTAACGCTCGCCGGCCGCAACCTTGCGATTCTGATCGATGCCCTGGACAGACGTGACGCCACCGCCAAAGAGGAAGCCCAGCGCAAACGCTGACACCGACTCGACCAAACGCTGTTTTGCCGCGTCCGCCGTGAACAGCTCCCGGTTTTGATCGTAGCTCAGGGAAGCAACGTAGTCGTTCCAGAAGTTTTGTGTCGGCTCAGTGATCGCCTCTTCCACGCCGGCCGTCAGGCCCGCGCGCACAAAGTTCCTGGCGAAGTCGCCGAACGTCACCTTGCCCGACTGCTTCGCCGCTTCGCCGAGCACTTTGTTCATCAGGCGTTCCACACCGAACGCCCGTTCCATGATCGCCTGTGGCAAGGCAGACCCGAGGTTCGCCGCCGCCGATGCCTGGGGATCGTAGGCCGCGCCCTCCTTCTCCATGCGTTCCTGTTCCACCTGGGCAAAGAACGACCCTTCCATGCCCAGCCAGCCCACGGGCCCCATGACGGCCATTGCAGCCGTCGCCGGCACGCTTCCCGCGCTCTTCATGAAGCCGCCCAGCGTCGTCTTCTCGAAATCCGGATTCACGCCCATGCGTTCGCTGGCGCCTTTGCTCAGGTCATACCAGAAGCCGGCCAGGCGCCGGTATTCGTCGGCGATGCCAGTGCTGTCGGACTGCGCAAACGACTTCACCCGTTCCAGGTTCGCCGCGTCGTTGCGCTTCGCGAGCGTCGCCATGTCCGCGTCGATCTTCGCCAGCCGCTTCGCTTCCCGCTCGTTCGGCTCTTTGTCGTGATCGTAGGGCCAGAACGGCGGACGAAGGATCTGCGCACGCTCGCGCGACAGGTCCAGGTAGGTGCGATCTTCGAACACGGACTTCGGCCGGCCCGGCGACTGAAGCACCGTCGCCGCCTGCGAATACAGGCCAGCCGGCACTTGCTGGGCAAAGCCGGTGAACCCGGCGCCCGCCGCCCGGCCGGATTGCTCCACGTTTTCCAGGAGCACGCCCTTGCCCATCTTCGCCAGCCCTTCCGTGTCGGCAAACTCCGGATCTTGCCCCGCCGAACTTGCCCCGGTTTTCGGGGCATCCTGCTTTTCGGCCGGTGGCGCGTAGCTTTTCGCGATCTGATCCCATGCCTTCGAGGCAGTTGCACCGTCTCCGAAAAACCGTGACGCAATGGCGTCGAAGTTGTTCAGCACGTCCGTCCGGGGCATCCCAGTGCGACGCGACAGCCACAGGCTGACAAACTGACGATCTTCGAAGTCCGTCTGTCCCGACTCACGCGCCGAGGTAGCGGCCAGGCTGAAGCTGTCCCGTGCCTCATCAGGAAGCCGGTTCACGCGCAGCTCGCGCGATTCGAAGAAAGGTGCCAGTTCGTCAGTCATCAGAATTTGAATGCGTCCTTCAGTGCCTGGAAGCCAGCCGCCTTCTGAACCTCGGGAAGAAGTTGTTCCTTCGTGAACTTCTCGATTTCCGCCTGAGTGCGTGGCGCCTTCGCCGAGTCGAAGAACGAGCGAATGCGCGCTTCCTGGCTGAACATCAGATCGCCAGCCGTCACGTCGCCGAGCGCCGGCAGCAGCTTCTTGTATTCGCCCAGGAGATCCCGGCGAAGCGAGCGTTCCGGTGGCGTGATGTCACGATCCGCCCAGCGTCCGTTCTCCGGGCCTTCTTCCTGAAGGTCGGAAATGTCCGCCAGCTTCATCGTGAAAAACTCATCCATCAGCTTCAGCCGCGTCTCTTTCGTCAGAGTCTTCGAGCCGGCAATGGACGCCTGAATCCGCTGATACTCCACATCCGAAGGCTGACGGCCGAACATCTTCGCCGACATGCCGCCGCGAATCTTGTCCGCGATCAGCCGGTAGTCGCCTTTCTCCATTTGCACTTCAGCACGCGACGCCTGAATCAGCTCTTCCTTCAGTTGATCGGCCTGGGCCGGACCGATCTCGCCGAGCGCAAGCTGACGCTCGATGTCCCGGATGCCCACCTTCCCGCGTTCGAGCGCAGCCACGCGAAGCCGTTCCGTCGTCCCGGCCTGTTGCTGGGCCTGTTCCTGTTTGCGCCGCTTCTCCGCTTCCACCTTCGCGTCAGCCGCCGCCTGTTTGTTCGCCACCTTCACGTCCCACTCGTCCACGGCCATCGCAACTTCCGGCATGATGGCCTTCGCCACCTCTGGTGTCATCTCGCCGGCCTTCACCGCATCCAGCACGTTCGTCACGTCGGCGCGTCCCATGCGGATGTTCGCGATGATCGCGCGCCCGTTCACAGCCATGGCCCGTTCCTTTTCACGGATGCGCCCCTGGGCCACCGTGACGAGTTGCTGACGCGCGCCGACGGACATGCCGCCGCGCTCAAATTCGTATTCCTTAAATTTCCCGTCCGCGCCCTTCTTGTTCACCGCCGCCACGAACGCCTCGATTGCCGGGATAGCCTGTGACGGTGGCAGATCACGAAGCGCGTCCAGTTGGCCGTTCGCCACGCGATACATGCCTTCCTCGATCCCCTGGCGGATCTTCCGCTCCTTCGCCTCCGGGAAGAGATTCATCTGATCGATGCTCTTCACGAACCCGTCGTAATCGCCCGCGCGCAACTTCGCTTCCGCGTTCGATTCGAGCCGCGCGTTCGCCTGGCGCACCGTCGCCTTGTCCTGTTCCGCCCGAAACTTGATCCCGACCTCGTTCCGGAAAACCGAATACTGAAGCGTGTCGCGTTCCATCACGTCCGGCGCCCACTTCTCTTTCTTCGCCCGCGTGCTGCGATCCTTCTCGTAAGTCGCCCAGGTGGCGTTCGCGTGATCGCCCCACAGGCCAGGTTCGTCCTGGTTCGCTTCGAAGTGGGCCTGAATGCCCGCCGCCGTCTCCATGCGGATCGTCTCTTCCTTCGCCAGAATGCCCTTGTTCACCTGGTTCGCCTTCTCCATGGCGAAGCGTCCGAGCATGTCCGCGCCGCCCTGAATCGTCTGTCCGGCCTGAACGATGGCCCGGTTCGGCGCCTGAAGCGCGCCCTCGTCCATGCGCGTGCGATTCGGCGCACCGATCAGCGCCTCACGTTTGACCGTGCCAGGGCCGACTTCACCGACAGGGTTGCGATTCGGGACGGGAATTGTGCGCATGATCAGATAGCGCCTTGACGGCGGAAGGTGTAAGCGGAACCGGCCATGCTCGAAGCACCCGCGAGAAGCGTGGACGCCATCCCGATCTTCGCTGCGCTGGCGCTGGCCGCGCCATACATGCGTTCGAACCCGGCTTGCGTGCGATACTGCGAACCCTGTTGCCGCGCCTGATCGGCCTGGAATAGCCCCTGGCGCCGTTCCTCCGTCGCGCCAGCCCGAAGCTGGGCCTGGCGAATCTGCGCCTGGCGATTGACCTCCTGGGCATCCATTTCGAGCAGTGCCGCCGTCTCTGCCATCACTTCCAAGGGCGAACCCTCTTCCGTGACGCCAGACGCCGCAAAGCGCGCCCGCTGCGTCGAAGCGTAACGCTTATTCTCAGCCCGCTTCCGGCGAATGTTCTCCCGGCCGTCCATCTCCGTCTGAATCGCCTGAACCTCCAACACCTTCGCGTTGTATTCCGAGGTTTCCGCGATCTGCCTGGCATTCTGATCGGCGATGCCGGCGTTCTGTTCGGCTACGCTGGCGTTGTAGTCGCCGACCTTCTTCGCGGTCTTTGCGGCCTGGGCCTGCCCATACATGGCGACACCAGTGCCGACAGCCGTGGCAGCGAGTGAAGCAACGGCGAGAGTGGTGAGAGCGGCCATGTTATTCCCGAAGTTTGCGGACCATGTGAATGATTCCTTCGTCCGTTTTGGCGAAGCCGTGATGTTCGAAGATGCGCGCGAGCCCTTGCTGACGGCAGCTCGTAAGCATCACGCCGTAGTCCATTTCCAGCGCGCGTTCAGACAGGAAGCCGATGACGGCGCCGATAGCCGCCAGGGATTGCCTTCCCGTGGCGTCCGGGTTCGTCACGAGCCATTCGAGCATCGAAACGCCCACAGAGTTGTCCATGTAGAGGAAGCCGGCCGCAACGCGCAGATCCCCAGCCATCGCCATCACGCCCAGCTTCGGCAGGATCGCGCGCGGAACGACGGGCCAGCCGTGCGCTTCCCACCAGACCGAAAGAACGGGATGATCCACGTCCAAATTGATTTCTCGGATGCTGTTCATTTGCCCGTGACTTGATGCTTCGTGACGATGGCGATCAGCGTCATCGGCAGCGGCTGATCCTGTTTGATCACGATGTCCCCTTCCGTTTCGAACTCGCCGGGGAACTGGATCTCTTTGTCGCCCGTGAACAGTGGCGGACTGGAATCCATCGCGTCGCCACCGCTGTCGATTTCCCGAAATTCGAGCGTTTCGAACGCCGCCTTTCCGTCGCCGTATTTCAGGCCCAGAGTGTCCAGCACGCGAATGACCAGGTTGCGCACCTGTTTCACCACGCCCTGGGAATTTCCAAGCGACGGATCTGTGTCGATCCGCATCGGCTTCACAATCGTTTCGAACGGAAGTCCCACCTGAACCGTGCTCGATGCGTGATCCAACGTGATCGCCCCGGCCGCAACCACCTTGTTCGTTTCCACATTCCCGTCCGCCAGGACTTGAACCGTCTTCCCGTTCAGGTGCGCCAGGCCCGTCACGGCCGTAGATGCCGGCGAGAGCAGCACAGTCTTCCCGCAATCCACGAAGAAACAATCCGCCTTCGCCGTCCACTTAGCGGGATTGATTCGCTCGACATAGCGCACCGTCGCGCCGCCTACCGTGCGCCGAACCACCATCCAAACTTCATCGTCGTTCGTGCCGTAGATCGTGGCAACGGACTCCACGAAGCCGTCCGTGGGATGCCGATGCCAGCCGAACACGTTCTGTTCGCGTTCGTAAGTCATGCCGATCAGGACGCCTTCGCCCGTCACCGCCCACAGGATGGCGCTCGCCTGTGCCTGGTAGGCAAATTGAACGATGCCGCCCTTCGTGACGTGCTCACTCAACAGCGTCAGGTCCGGAGCCACGTAGCCGTCTTTCTCATACGAGAACGACAGTTCGCGCACCTTCCGGCCCTGGCGTTGCACAAACAGAACCAGATCATTCACGAGCAGCGCCGGCACGCCTACCTTGCTCCCGAAGGCAGACTGTTGATCCACCTTCACGGCGGACGGCGTGATGGGAAGCCCCTGATCGCCTGACCACATTGACCACTCGCCGGCCGTCGTGCCGATCAACAACCGGCCTTGTGACACGAACCACAGGATGGCGTTAAACTCCGTCGCGCCGAGCGTGTAGGCGAAGCTGTCCGTGTCCAACGTGCCACGCTGGAAGTTTTCGAAGTCGCCCGTCACAGAGCCCCACACCGTTTGCGGCTGATGCGTTGTCCCGCCAAAGCACAGCCGTTGCTCGTGTAACGTCACCGCGCGAGGGTATCCGCGCACGTCAGACCATGCGCCTTCGGCCCAGTATGGCGTTTCCGCCTCACTCAGCGGTTCGTCCACAATGCGCACCCGGCAATTCGTGGAATTGATCACGCCAAGGATCTGAACCAGCCCGTAAATATAGGCGTCCACCACTTCAATCACCACGCGCGGAGTAGTCGGGCCCGCGTTCGTCGGAGGATCGATGTCATTCAGGACGACGCGGAACAGCGCGTCTTCGACCTGGTTTCCAGTCGCGTCCACGTTGCGATCTTCTTTCCCGCGAAACTTGCGAATCGTGTCCCAGGTTGTGCCGCCGTCGAGTGAACGCTGAACCAGGATGTCAGCGATCCAAACGCCATAAGTGCGCACGTTCCAATCGCCACGCACTGGAATCGTTGCCGATGTCAGATCGGCCTCGGACACCGCCCACTTCGCCGCCGCGAGATCCGTGGCGAACGTTCCCGACGTGTGCGCCGTCAGACAGACGTAGTTCGTCGCCGTCACGCGCCGGATGTCCCCGACCGCGTAAACCGTCGCAGTCACCCAGTCAGCCGGAACCGTGATTTCCAGTTCAACGAACGACGCTTCCCGAAGGTGCGCCAGTTGCCAGTAGCTTCCGACGTGTCCAGCCAGGAACACCGCAGAACTCGCCGTCAGAAGGTTGTAGATTTCCCACTTCCCCGCCGCCAAGTCCGTCGCGAACGTGCCTGACGTGTGCCCGATTAGGCAGAAATAGATCACGCCACCTTCATCCCGCACGTCGCCAGGAACGTAAGTTGTCGCCGTCACCCAGTCCGTTGTGATCGCCGCGTCGTTCAGTCGAAGCCCCACTGATTCGTCCACGTTCTCATCCAGGAACGGCGGATAATACGGATCCATTTCCGCCATCGTCCAAGACGTATCCGAAAGCCGTGAAAGCTTGTGCGTAGGCCAATCCGGATGCGTGATATAAACGACATCATTGATCTGTGTCGTCTGAAGTTCGAACAGGTCCGCTTCGCCATACGGCGCCGCCACTTCGACCGGCGTGCCAGGAGGCGACTCCACCCGCGCACCGTTAGAAAAGAACCGAATATAGCCCACGCCGAACTCGATCATGAAGTTCGTCGTAGTCGAAAACTTGAAGCCGATCAGCCTGGCCTTCGTGCCGGCGACCTTCGTGCTCGCGATGTATTGTGTGCCAGCGCGACGAATAGCCGCACCATACGGCTCAACAAATGCGTTCTGAAGCGTCCGACACCCGGCGCCGTATTTGTCCAGGTCCGTGCGCGCGTCCAGCTTTGGCGACAGCTCGCCAGCGTTGAAAGACAGGATCGACTTGTTCGCGATGCCGCGCGCCATGTTCAGCCGTTCGTGGAGTTGAAGCGCGAATTCAGGAACGAGCATTCAGCGGTCGGATCGAACCGCTTCGGACGACGCTCGCCGGCCGTCTTCGTGCGCGCCTTCGGAAGCGCGAGCTGTTCGAACTCACCCATCAGCCGAGCGGCCAGGGCTTCGTCCTGGCGAAGAGGAACCGCAATTTCAGCCGCCAGCTTCGCGACGATGGCCTTCACGAACAGCGGATCGTAGTCCGTCGTGTCTTCCTTGTAGGCGATGAACTCGATGTCCGCCGTCGTCTGATCCGTCAAAAGCGTGCGCCCCTCGATTTCGTGATCGTCGCCAGGCTGTCCCCGGTAATCCACGCCGTTCAGCTTCACGAGCCGCAGAAACGTCGCCGGAAGCTGATACGCGTAATCCCAGCCAAAGGCCGGCGCCGTCGCGAGCTGGCCCAGCGTCGCCCGATCCTTCAGGCATTGCCATTCCGCCAGCCGGCCAACCTCACGGATTGCCGGTTCGAAGAAGTCCCGAAGCACGCGCGCACTCTTCGAGTCCGCGTCATTCAGGTCCATGATGCGCTGAGCCCCGACCCGATGAAGGGCCATGTTCGCGATTTCAGTCTTCGATGGCATATGCGTGATTCCTTCGTGTTAGAAAAAACGCCCGGCGCCAGTGGTTTGATCCACCAGCGCCGGGCGCCCGTAACCTACAAACCCCCAACCCAAGGCCCGGCGCGAGGATTAACCCTCGATCCGGTAAGCCAAACGGATCAGCAGCTTCTTGCCGGCAACCGGAGTCACCAGCGTTTTGAATTCGAGCTTGATGATCGAATCCTTGCTGAGCTTGTAGGGCACAAGCCGAGCCGCCGCCGCGTTCGCGCTGAACAGATCGACGCCAGCCGCCGCAACGTCCAAGCCGTCCGCGTAGCGATCAGCATCCGTCGCCGCACCAACGCCCTCGTCGTCATCGTCGCCGATGTCGAGCGTCGCCGTGGTGGCGATGCCATCGGTGACAACGCTCGAAAGCGTCGGATCGATGACAGCGGCCTGTGGCAGCTTGATCAGATTCAGGAAGTCGCCCTGGGCCTCCGTGCCGAGAATCGTGTAAGGGATGTCAGCGAAGAAGGTTTTCGAGCACAGTTCACGAGGCGTCAGCCGATTGCCCATGGTGGGATCGATCTGCTTGCCGTAGATTGTCGTATTTGAAGTAGCCATGTGGATTTTCTCCTATGGTTGTTTTCTTTTTGTTGCGTATCTGGATTACGGAGACTCGTCGCAATAGACGAGAACCACGCGCTCTTCTTCCATGCGCGACGCCCCGATCATGATGACCGTGCGGATCTGGATCGTGTGGTTCAGGTCGGCGCGGATGTCGATCTTCACCGACTTTTCCATGCCGATGCCGAGCACGACGCCCATCTTGTGGTAGGCGATGCACGTCCGCACGTCCGTTGCCGTCACCAGCGTCAGGAGTTGCGTGCGCACGAAGTCAAAGCCCATGAAACGGTTCACCTTCCCGTCCACCAGCGCCTTCACCTCGTTGTAATCCGAAGACTTGATCTCGACCACGTTGACGAGGAGATCGTTGATCTGCTTCGCCGACACGATCAGGTAGCGGTCTTCGTCTTCGACCTCGTTCACGTCCAGGATGTATTTCGCGCGTGCCATCTTCGCGAGCGTGAGCCCGCTGTTCACGGCGGAACCGGACTGAACGTAGTTCACGGCGACCTTCTGGCCGTTGCCCAGGTCCACGGCAGTCGTGCCGTCTTCGCCGATGTAGGCCGTGCCTTCCAGGCCGGCAATGATCACCTCGTCAATGGTCCGCTTCGCGGCCATCGCGTGCGCCTGAACGTGCTCCGACTCGGGAGCCGGAAGTTCGCCAAGCGCGATGTGATCGAACTGATCGATGAAAGTGACTTCATCGTATCCCTTCGGCCGCACCCAGCGCTTCGCCATCGTGGAATCACTTGGCACGGTCTGGCCGTTGCGCGTGGTGATCAGCCGCATCTTCGATTTCCCGAGCTGGGAGAAGGTGCGTTCCTTGCCTTTGACAGTGGCCTTACGGCAGCGGCCTTCGAGCCGCGAATCCTTCTGCTGAAGGAGATGTTCCCAGTTATCAGCGAAGTCCGTCTGATAATGTTCCGGAAGTTGAGTGAGCATGACGTTTTTGACTCTGACATGAACCGCGTTGCGGACGCGGGCCGGTCTGTCGCGTCAGGGTTTCCGTCTGGGCCTGAACGCTTCGGACGTGTCCGAGTGCCGTTTAGGCCGGCTTTCGCCGGGTGTCTGCGTGCCCCTCTGTTCCCGAGCAATGCGCGCCAGGTGCATTCCCGTCAATCAGGTAATAAAAAGCCCGATGGGCCATGGGGCGCCACCGGGCCGAAACAATGCCGTAAGAATGGCGTTCTTACGCCTTCCGCCGTTGTGATTCGTGCCAGCGTTTGTTGAACGCAGAGCGCGCTTCGACCGCCGCCTGATGCTGGGGATGTTCGGCATCGTGGAATGATTTGTGGAGCGGGTTCGCCGGGTTGTTCACGATGTCCAGCGCCTTCTCGCGATCACCCTTCCCGAAGTCGGCGCCACCGTCGCCGGACACCAGTTTGTCTTCGGAAACCATCTCAGCGACCTTCGCCAAGGCGACGATCATCTTCGAACTGTTGCCGATGGCCGGATCGTTCACATCCAAGCCCAGCGTTGCCGCCGCGCGCTTCGCCAGACCCAGCTTCTTGTCGAAGTCAGACCCGAACGCCGTGCGCAACGCCTCGCCTTCCTTCCTCAGCGTTTCCGCCTGGGCCGCTTCGCCACCAGCGCGCAGCTTGCCGGCAAACTCGCCGTCGAACTTCGTCAGCTCCTGAACCAGCTCAGGACTGGCGTTGTGCTTGTGCAGGACGCCGAGGATGCCGCCGACGTATTCGCCGTTCCACTGATCGTCAGGAAGGCCGTCCGGCTTCTTGATGCCGTAGCCTTCCGGCTTCTCCGGGACGTTGTTCAGCTTGCGCATCAGCGCCGTGCGTTCCGCCACCAGTTCAGCCGGTGCGTCCTTCGCGAGCGGTTCGAGCCCCTTCTTGCCGGCGAGGTTCGCCAGGTTGCCCATGCCGCCCAGCAACGCTTCGACCGTCTGATACTTTTTGAACGTGTCGGCGTGTGCCTTCAGGTGATCAGGAAGCGCGTCGAACTTCTTCGCGTCGATCTTCCCGTCGTTGCCGTAGAGTCCTACGAACCACGACTGACCTGATGCTGGCGCACCCCCGCCCTGGGCGCCAGCAGCGCCGGGAGCGCCGCCAGATCCAGAACCGCTTCCAGGCGCACCCGCAGCCCCACCGCCGCCGCCCGTGCCGCCGCTTCCCGTGCCATTGCCAGGCGAACCCGACAGAAGCGTGCCGGCGCCACCGCTGGCACCCGGCGCGCCGCCAGCGCCAGCCCCAGGGGAACCGCCGCCAGTGCCACCAGAGCCACCACCACCGCCATCGCCTTCGGGTGCATAGAGTTTTTGAAATCGTTTCATCGGTTACGTGTTGAAGTGAAGACGCAGAGTTAGACGGCCGGCGTTTCGCCAGAGTCCTCGGGATTGTCCCCGGCCTCGATCTTCTCCGTCAGGTGCGTCTTCCGATGCGCCAGCGTCGCTTCGACTTCGTAGGGGACGCTGATCGTCTCGCCCTTCTCGTTCTTCTCCTTCCGATGCTTCGTGATCACGCCGTCGCCCTTGATGCCGTAGCGCGCACGATATTCGGCCGGCTTGTATTTCCGATACCACTCGACCACGGCCGGCGTCTTGTCGCCCGCCTCAATCGTCATCTTCGGGCGCGGAGGAATGCCGGCGTCCGGAACCACGTCCGGCTTGTCGCCTTCGAGAAGGATGGACTCGATGCCGATCTCTTCCGCGTTCAGGAATCGGATCATCGCCGGGCGGAACTTCGCCCACTCCGGAACGATGCGCACGATCTTCGTCGTGCGATCATACCGGCCGATGATGATCGTGCTGTCCTTATCGGTGCGCGTGATCTCGCCCTTCTCGTTCAGGGCGTAGTCGATTTGTGGGGCTTTGCTTGGGCCATCGGTGACGGGTGCAGTGTTTTTCATTTTCGCTTAACGGTTACGGGTTTCTTCTTTTCCGAAAGCTTCGCGCCCCGGATAAGCTGTTTCGTATTCAGGACGAAGATGCGCTGTCCTTCGGCTGACGAGATTCGATGTTCGCACTGACCGCCGCCAGCGTCCGGAACCATCGTGCTCCGGTGCATGTAGCCGCGATGTTCCATGTCCGCCATCACGAGCGCCTGATCTTCCGACCTGGCGCCGTCCTGGCCCAGCACGCGAGCGTAGGCCAGGCACAGGCGTTCGTGCCGCAACTGCGCTTCAGCCTGTTTCTGTTCCTGGCTCACGTCCGAACCATCCCGGCCAGCGCGAGCTTCTTCATCGCCGGATCGGCCGCGCTCATGTCCTTCGCCGCGCCAGCGACGAGCTTCGCCTGTTCAGCCGCCGCCTGGGCTTGCTGCGCTTCGGCACGTTGCTGGCGGATGGCGCCGATCTCTTCGTCCGTGCGAATCCAATCGGCCGGCAGCGACAGATTGCGCGCCAGCCCTTTCATCGCCTTGTCCGTGTTCAGCGCGTCCATCACGGACGGATCGACCTGAACCAACGGCGCCACCACTTCCACGAACTGAAGGAACGATTGATTTTCGAGCGCCTTGATCGCAAGCGCGATCTTCGACGTGTAAGCCACCTGTGGCAGTGGCAGCGACACGCCATCGGGCCCGACCACGAACACTTCTTCCGGTGGATCCGGGAATTTGCCAGCACGGAAGAGGATGCCAAACACGCGTTCGAGCAGCGGATTCAGCAGCTCCGTCGTCATGCGCGCGAACGTCGGCGAGAACTGAACGAGCTTTTCCTGGACGCGTTCGATCACCTCGCGCGCCGTCATCTGCTTTTCCCGTTCGGCAAACATTTTGAAGAGCGTCACATGGAACGCCTCTTCGATCTGCTTCTGCTTCGCCTGGACACGCTGAAGGCCGATGTCGTAGCGCCCTTGTGTCGCCCATTCCTTCGGCACGGCGTTCACGTTGTTCGGATCGAACACAGTCACACCACCACTCCGAAGATCCACGTCACCTTCGAGCCCATCCGGGATCAGGATACGCGGGAACGCGGCCAGTTCCGCCAGCGCGTCCATCTGCTTTTCGATGAAGTTCACCTGGCGGACGGTGGGAAGCGCCTCGATGCTGGGCGAATAGCCGTATGGCGATTTGCCCCACTTCAGGAAGCGCGAGACAGCGGCCGGCGCTTCGTCGTATCCGGCATTCCGGACACAAACCTTGTCCGTCACCGACACGTAAACGGACGCGATGGGTTTGTTCGGGCCGTCGATCTTGCCCGGCTTCCGCTGATCGTCCGCACGCGGGAAGATGGCGTGAATGAACGTGAACTTCTTGTCCAACGATGTCGGCTTCCGCTCTTCGTAACACTTTTGAATCGTCTCGCCACAGTGCTCGATGCCGAACTTCTGAATGGCCTGGCGACACGTCAGCTCGAATTCGCGGAACACCGTGTCCACCACGCCTTCATCGTCTTCAGCGATGGAATACGTGCCCACCTCCCAGTTTTCGAACTTCAGCGTTACCCGCTTGCCCTCTTCGGCGAAGATGATCGACGTGCCGAAGCCGCCCCGGTCCAGGAACAGCTCGTGAATTTCGAGATAGAAGTTTGACCGGGCCAACTCACGGAACGCGATTTCCGTGCAAAGCTGATACCAGCGCGCCGCCGCGTCGCCGCCCGCTTCCTTCATCTCTTCCGGTGGCTCGAATGCAAACCAGCGATCAGTTGCCGGCGTGACGTAGTTCAGTTGTCCGGCCGCAAGCGTCATGTTCGACCGGATCACCGTCATGTCGTAGATGTCATCCGTGAAGCCCTCGACACCTTCGGTCTTCTTCGTCGTCACCTGGCTCTTCCGTGGCATCACGTAGTCCGCGATCTGTTGCCAAAGCACATCCCACGTCCCGCGATCCGACTTCAGCGCGTTGTGTCGCGCCACCAGTTGTTCCGCCAGTTCGTCTTTCTTCTTCGATGCCATGGTGATGATCTCCGGTTAGCCCAGCAGAGTTTTCTTCTCTTCACCGGGCGCCTGATAGCCGCCCGTCTCGCCGGCCAGGAGCGTCGAACGCATCCCCTTCCGCCTCTTTGCGTCCACGCGCGTCTGTCGCGACGCCGCTTCAACTTCCACCGTGCGTTCAGTCACGGGAGGCACAGCGGCCGGTGGCTTCGTCGGCGCAACCACGGAAGGAGCCGACACAGCGGCGGGAGCGGCCGGCGCGGGAGCCGGTGAAGAAGAAGATTTGGATTTGAAGCACATGGCTATTCCTCCGGTGGATTGAATTCGAACAACTCGCACGGCCCAATCGGGGAAAACCCGATGGAGCGGACGAACGGGTAATAGGGTGAATCCGACTGGATCGGCAATAAGATACGCCGATGGCCCAGGCGCCTGAACTCAGCCTGTGCCGCGCGCAGACCGCGCAGGGACGCCAGCCCTGTGCCTTTGCGCGTGTCCATCCAGAAGAACAGGGCCGGCGCATAGACGACGCTGAAGGCGCCCCAAATCGTGCCGTCCTGGCCTATCAGCGCGTGCGTCACGCAAGGAACGTTGTGCCCACCGTCCGCCGCCATCGCGGCCTGAACGCGCGCCATCAGGTCCGCGTCGATGATGCGTTCCGCTCGCATTTGATCAGGGTTTCCAGCGCCTTGTTCGTTTCGTCCAAGAGCCGCGCCAGCTCTTCCCTTTCCGGCGAGTCTGCCATGATGCGCACAGGCCAGTCCCGCGTGTGTCCGACCTTCGTGTTCATGAACTGCATCAGGTGATAGGCCGCGCCGATGACAGCGCCGCGCTTCGGATCGATGTCGTTCATCGGATCACCTTCGGCCGTGGTTTGAAGTCCGTGCCGTATAGCTGGCGGATGCCCATAACCACCTTCCGATTCTCGCGATGCGTTTCCTTCGCCGTCATGGACGTGCCTTCGAGCATCCCGCGCGCGTGTGCTTCGGCGAACGTCCGCAGTCCGTCACACGGATGTGAGCAAGCGTCATGCACCGGCATTTCCTTGATCGTGCCTTCGCTGATCTCCGTTTCCGTGTGGTAGCCTTCGAGCGCAGCCACACCGGACGGCATCGGCGTTTCGTCCAGCTTCCATTCCTGGCCGCATCCCGTCAGGTGAAGGTAGCAGCGTGGCAACAGCGCGCGAAGGTAGTTGATGCCCACCCACACGTCCGGCGTGCGCGGAACGACCTTGATGCACGTCAGGCCGGCTTCCTTCGCATAGTCCACCCACGTCTTACCGCCAGGCCCGCGATTGTCAGCGTCGTGCGGAACCAGGTTCTGAGTGATCGGCGCGCCATACTTCCGTTCCCACTCCCGGATCTTCGCCACGTAATGGCCCGGCGCCTCGCCGTGGTTTTCGTAGAAGTCCAGAATGCAGATGTCCAAGCCGACGAGCTGAACCAGCCAGACGGCCGTAAAGTCCGATTGTCCGATGTCCCAGGACGTGATCAGCGGAGCAATCCGGTTGTGCGGGAAGTCCACGATCCGGCGTTCGCGCCGTAGCTTGCTGATGATCTTCCCGTAGATGGCGCCAGTGACGACGGCGTTCAGCGCCTCTTCAGCGGTCGAAGGGAATTCCTTGCCCATCGCATCGCCCTGCGTCGCGCGCTTCTTCGCATACCAGTGTTTTTGTTCCGGCGTGAGCTTGATGCCCTCGTTCTTTTCGAGCGCAGCAAAGTATTCCGTCAGCTCGCGGTCCAGGACGAGCGGAGCCTGAAGCGCCAGCGTGTATTTCGGATCGCGCCACCACGGGAAGAAGTGGAATCGCCAGTCCATCGCCGTCATCACCTTCGGCGCTTCCTGGGCCAGTTTGATCATCGCGTAGTTCAGCCCATATTTCCCGCCTTCGTGCGTAGACTCGATGACGACCATGTTCCCGGCGTGAACCGTGTTCAGCGCACCGTCCTTGATCTCCTTAGCCTTGTCCGGGAAGTGGAACGCGATGTAACCCAGCTCCGAGATCCACAGGAATTGCACCGTGCCACCGCGCAGCGACGTGCCCGCCCAAATCTTCGAGCCGTTCGAGAATTCCAGTTCCTTCTTGTTCTCGATCAGCAGCGCCACCGCTTGCTTGATGCCGGCGCCGAGCTGGGCCGTGGCAGGATCGTCCGGATCGTCCAGGTGATCGTAGGCGAATTTCTGACGTGACAGCTTTTTCTTCGCGTCCTCATCCGTCTTGTCGATCAGCCCGCACGTCTGATTCGCGTTGAACAGGCAGCGGTCCAGTTGCGCGAGCATGATGAACGTGGACATGCCGAGTTGCCGCGCCTTCAGGATGACGTTCAGCCACCACATCACGGCGAAGAACGCGCGCTGGGCCCAGTTCAGGCGGAACTTCACCTTGCGGCCGTTCTCGTCCTCGATCCAATAGAGGTTATTCAGGCGCCAGGCCCGGTTCGACAGCTTTGCCGCGATGGCCTTTTCAGCCGCCACCTCGTCCGCGCTCTTCTGTTTCGGCTTCTTCATGGATTTGGGTCTGACGCTGGGCGCAGTGTGCGGACGATCTTCGCCACCAGCGCGTCCACCGGCTGTTTCATCCGATGCAGATGGCCCAGCTTCATCCGAAGCGAAGCCGGCGTTTCCCAGAAGCACTTCACGCAAAGGTAAGAATGCTTCGGCTCAATCCGTTTGTCGCACACTGGGCATTTCATTTCGGGAAGAGTGAATTCACGTCCGCGTTCGACTTGCCAAGCACCCAACGCTTCACCTTGTCCGACGCATCACAGCGCAGAACGACGCGCTCGATTGGTTTCAGCACTTCACGAATCCACGGCAGTTCAGTCGTCCAGCGTTTGCGCGTGTGATAGCCCTTCACGCCAGCCACGTCCTCTTCCGTCATCGCGCAGTCGAAGCCGAACACATGCAACTCGTCCGGCTTCTTCGTGCCGGCGAAGAAGAGCGCGTTCGGAAACGTGAACCCGCATTCCGTCATTCCTTGCTCGATGCACAGGCCGGCCATCGCTGGCGTCAGGTTTTTCAGCCGGTAGTCGTAGATCGGCAACGGCTCGAAACGTAGGCCCAGCGCGTTTGCTGCGCTCTTCCAGCCCGTATTCGTGAGCAGTCCGACACGCGGCCAACTGTATTCCCCGGCCACCACGGGATCGATGATGTGACGATCCGAGAACGCGAGCCAGTCGCACGAATAGAGATGCCCGGCACTGTTCACGGCGATCACCAGGTCGAACGCCTCGCGCGTGTCGTAGTGCTTCACCAAGGACGGCCCACAGGCCAGGACGGCAATCTTCATGGAATCACCTGTTCGAGCCGTGGCACGATGGACGCGCGTTTGTCCTGGGCGTGCTTCAGCCCAGAATCGAAGTTCCCCCGGGCCCGTGCATCACGTTCGAGCGCCGAGCAATCGTGTCCGCCGATATGATGTTCCACCGACCCGCGAAAGTGATCAATGCAGGTGTAAGACGAATCCGGATGCGTGAACACGTTGTCCAGCATCCATTCGGCGCTCTCACCCTTCCACGTTCCAATCTCCAAGCCACGGGCCGGCTTGCCGATCAGGTGTCCGAGCCAGCGTGTCCAGTTGGGCGAGTGAGGATGTGGTTTCATGGAGGAAGAACAGCGTCGCCCGGCGCCAGCTCGAACACCTCGTTCGGATCAGGCAGTCCCGTCGTTGAACCCAAGGCTTGGAAGATGCCGTGAAGCGTGATCTCACCCTCGAACCGCACCGGCTTGTTGTCCCCCGTCATCAGGTTGTCCACCTGGATTGCACGGATGCGATCGATGGCCGGCAGCTTCGGATTCATCGCCAGCCGCTTCAGCACGCGCCGCTTCTCCGCTCGCGTCATGCCCACTTCGAGCACTTCACGCGCGACGGCGCCGGCCGCGATCACCGCCACCGTGTCACCCGAGCGCGTCAGCTTCGCCAACCGTTGCGCATCGCCAGCATTCGCCGCCTTCATGGCCGCGATCACGCGCGGGTTGCGTTCGAGCATATACGGCTTGCACGCCAGTGCCGACTTCGAGGCACCTGGGAACGCCTTCGCGTAGGCCGCTTGCCGTTTGTCGCCAGCAAGCCGGAACTGGACGTAACGGGCTTGTCCAGGCGTCAGCTTGTCCTCGCGGCCACGTTTGCGAACCGTCGTCACCGGATGCGCTGAATGAACGCCAGCTTGTAGAACGGCGGAAGCGTGTCGTTCGCGCCGTAGGCGCCTGCTTCGCTCTCACCCAGGGCTGTCTTGCCGGCGAGAAGATGCGTGTGCGTTGCCAGTGCCGTGCCCGTGAACGTGTGCGTGTGGCCGGCGAGTGCCGTGCCCGTGAAGGAATGCGTCCCGGGGCCCGTGAGGAGCGTCGTCCCAAGGCCCGAAAGAAGTGCCGCCGTTGTCGTGTGCGCGTCGATTGTGCCCGCTGGCGTGCCCGCACTCACCGAATCCAGCGTGCCCGCTGGCGTGCCCGCCGTGATGGCTACCACCGTCGCCGTGCCGGCCGGCGTGTCCGCCGCGATAAGATTGTGCCGATGCTTCTTCGCACCGCCTACGTCGCCCAGCTCGCCTTCCGTGTTCGTCCCGAGGATGAAGCGATCCGTCAGGTCTGGCGTGCTGTCCGTGCCATCGCACAGATGCCAGGTGTCCGGGATGTCGGCGAACGCGCCCGAATACATCACGATTCCGCCCACTGGCACCCAGCCGTCCGTCGTTGCCAGCTCGCCAGGACTCGACCCGCCTGACGTGGACACATCCGGCCGTGGCCCGCTCGAATTCCTGTCCTTCGACACTACTCCCGCCGTGTTCGTCTGGGCCCGCTCGCGTGTTGGCTTCATCGTTTTGGCAGCGTTTTCCAGAACCACGTCAGCAGGTAGCGCCGATCCTTCACCTTCGCCGTGCAATCCGTTCGGATGGCAATGGCCGTGTCCGCCCAGCACACCCAGATCACCGCACTGCCCGGCTCCCGGCGTTCCGTCACCAGCTCATGAATCGCCTTGTCCGTAGGAAGCCGGCCCAGGTGCGCTTCCACCGCTTCCCGAAGCAGCTTGTTCTTCGTCGCGTTCGCATCCGCCGCCAGCGTCATCGCCTGGCGCCGGTTCAGGCTCATGTCATCGTGCCAGGAACACCACGTCTCGCGGCGATTCTCCTTTGTGAATTCGATCATGCGAATTCATTCCACGATGCCATAGCGCCGGATCAGAGCGGCCACGATGCGGGCCTGAGTTGCTTCGTCGTGCGCCACCGTGAATTCGAGCAACGCCTTCACACGGCAGTTGCAGAAGCCAGCGCCGTCGCCGCGCTGTCCCAGCGTCAGCACTGTGCCGCCATTCGTGCCAGGGTTGCCGGTGACAGGTGCGCCACGGTTCACCTTGATCGAACTCGATGCGCCATTGTGGACAGCCGCCACGACACCGAACGTTCCAGCCGCAAGCGCGGAATTCGTGCAAGCCGCACCGCCACCGTTCGAAAGCTGAAGGTTGAGCTGAAGCATCCGCAGCGTGTTGTTCGACGCGCCACCCGTGACAGACGTGTTTCCCGCCACTTGCAGCAAAACCAAATACATCGTCACCGGCTGGGTGCGCGTCACCGCCGCCGACACCAGGCTGTTCGCGACGCCATTGAACAGCAGACCGTTGCCCGGCGTGAACACCGGCATTGCCGCCCCGGCGCCCGTCAAATCGCGATTGCGGCCGGAACGGTCCAGCCATCGCGAGACATTCCCCGACGCGTCCGCCACCAGTCCACACGGATTGCGTGAGTCGAAGGCGAACGCCAGGTGCGGCAACTTGAACGGATCCAGCGCCTGGGGAGGCAGCGTGCGCATGGCTCAGACGGCCCGCGTGCGCAGTTGCAGCTTGAACGACTCCGCGCTTGTCGGCGTGTATCCGCCATTCGTCTGAAGCACGCCATAGAGCGACGTGGAGGCAGCGGCCAGCTTCACGCGCTTGTTCACGTTGTCCACCTGGGCAAGCAACGTGGAACCGAGATCCAACGGTGCGCCCAGATCGATGAACCCGAGATATTTCCCGCGATCACCAGCGGACGCCAAATCGAAAGCCGCATTGTCCAGGACCGCATCCGGCGCCGCATCGAACAGATGCAGCCGGAAGCTGGTCATGTTCGCCGGCACAGCGGCCAGATCGATGCGCAGCGACGCCGCTTCGATCAGGATCTCGCCAGCGGACGGCCCAGCGGTCAGTAGCGTGTGGATCGCGCTTCCTGGCGAGCCAGCCGCATTGATGCCGATGACATCGCCAGCCGCGTAGGCGTTCGTGTCCGCCACCCGCGTGAAGGCAAGGTTCGGCGAGTAGCCGAAGCCCTGAATGCTGATCACATCAGCCGAAGGCGTTCCCGCCGTGCCGAGTGCCGGCTGTTTCGCCGCCGTTGCCGCGCCTGTCGGAAGCGTCGCAGCTCCCATTTGTGAGACTGGCAACGGATTGGTTCCCCCCGTCGCCAACAGCGTGCCAGTTTCGTCCGTGCTCCAATGCTGAAGCCATGCCGCCATTCCTTTGATCAAACTCATGGACATCCTTTTCTTACCGAGTCCATCGGATGGCAAGCTTCGGATTTATCCCGATGGGTTCAGTTCCGCTTTCTCTTACCTATCTGATCCGAAGGAGATCACTGCTTAGCGAAGACCCGGAGCGGAGACACCTCACCCGTTGCCAGGTGAGGGAGTGGAGTCCACTGCTTGAGCGTGAGCCCTTCGCGTATGACATACCGCAGCACATTGCTTCCCGGCATTGTCCCAATTCGGAAGCGTGCCCAGCGTGAGCCGGCACAGTGCTACGTCCTCAACGTCGTTCTGACGTGACAGGATTTAAGCGCGGCTGGTAGCAGGCGCATCGGTCGGGCCACGCGAGCGTCCAGGCGGGAAAGGTCCAGCTTCCTCGCCCCAGCCTCCTCATGGTCCGAACGATGCGTCCGCCTTTCGTGAGTCAGGCCGCGCACCGTAGTTTCTCACCGTTCCCGCCGCTATGCGGTTTCAAGGTTCGGGTGAGGGTTGCCAGTCGTATCGGACACCTGGCGAGCGTCACGAGTTATTATTTCGTGCCGCCGTGATGCACCTTCATGCGTGCGTCCGTCAACTCCGAAAACAGAACGCCCGCCGTCCGGTGAAGGATCGACGGGCATCTGAATAACTCGGGACGTGCAGACCTGACGTGATGGAACGTGTATGCCTACGGACATATTTCAATGACAATCTTACCAGTGACACGCTGATACCCACTGACAGATTTTTCTCGTGTTCGGGAAAATTATGTCCGTATGTATTCGCGCGGTCCGGAATTCTCCGGGCCGCTCCACTGACGCCATCCGTGGAAGCTCTAACGCCCAGGATCACGATTATGCCTCTGCCATACTGCCGTCCAATTCTCTGTTTCACAGAGCGCCAGGCCACCGCATTAGCCGCCGCTATCGTTCAGGCGCGCATCCCGTTCGAATTTGCCGGTGACGGCGAAAAGACGCGCACTATCGACTTCATGATTCGCGGCGAAGACTACGCCCGCGCGTGCGAACTCGCCCAGTCGGCGGATTTGCTTTGGAACCCGGAGCCGGCGCCGATGCCGCGCGATCCGTCCGGTGGCGTCTCGTTCTTCGAGCTGGCCCAGGACATCGCCCGCAGTCAGCAGCGTGTGATCAGCCTTCAGGATCGTGCCGATGGCCGCGTCATTTCTCCCGCCGCAGTTCGCCCCAACATCCACGACTGAATTCGATCCATGAAGCTCACGATTACCCTCGCCATCCTCCGCAAACATCAGCCTTGCACTGAAGGCTGGTCCAAATTGCTCCGCACCCTCGGGAGCAGATTCCCCACCGACAAGCCGATTGATTTCGGCGTCATTCTCGAAAGCAACGGCATCGACGATGCTCTTTGGGCGCTTCGTGGCGTAATGCCGGAACAGGAAGCAGATCGCGACCGCCTGGCGCGTCTCTTCGCGTGCGACTGTGCCGAATCCGTCCTTCACATCTATGAAAAGGAATTCCCCGAGGACAAGCGTCCTCGGGAGAGCATACGAGTCGCGCGAGCCTTCGCCGTAGGCGAAGCGACGCGCGACGAGTTGGCTGCCGCCAGGGCTGCCGCCAGGGCTGCCGCC